GCAGACCGGTTCTGAGGCCCACGACGGGGCCGGGTTCGATTCCGTCGTTCGTCGCCTATTACCGCGTCAGCACCGATAAGCAGGGCCGCAGCGGGCTTGGTTTGGAGGCGCAGAGGGAAGCGGTCGCCCGCCATGTCGCCTCGGTCAACGGCGCGATCGTTGCGGAGATGCAGGAGGTCGAGTCCGGCAAGCGCGCCGACCGGCCCCAGCTCCAGGCCGCGATCTCGGCCGCCCGTGTCAAACGGGCGGTGCTGGTGATCGCCAAGCTCGACCGGCTGACCCGCAACGTCGCCTTCCTGGCAAATCTGATGGAGGGCGGCGTCGAGTTCGTCGCCTGCGACAACCCGCACGCGACGCGGTTCACAATCCACATCCTGGCCGCGGTGGCGGAGCACGAGCGGGAGATGATCTCAGCGCGGACGAAAGCCGCACTCGCCGCGGCGAAAGCGCGCGGCGTGCGGCTGGGCAATCCGTCGCTGCGGGCCGGCGACGTCGAGACGATGCGCCTTGCCCGTTCGGCAAAGTCGGCGCTGGCGAACGACTATGCGGCTGACGTCCAGCCGTTCATCCAGGCGGCCCGCCGGGCTGGCGCGGACACCTATGGGCAGATCGCCAAGGCGCTGATGGCCCGCGGGGTTCGGACGCCGCGCGGTGGCGAGCGATGGACGCACATTCAAGTTCGCCGCGCGCTGATGCGTGCCGGCGTTTCGTCAGAGTCCCCGATTCCCCGGGCCGGAGCCACCGCATGAGTTTGCTCGCGACGGAACTGTTCGATTCTGTTCAGCGCCGGCCAACCGAACTGGCCTGGATTTGGGCCTGCTCGCCCGAATCGACCCGCCACATGGATCTGTGCGGGGTCGCCGGCGAGAACGTCGCCGGCCAGACGGTTTTGGCCGTCGAACGCTGCTTACTGAGTGGGCGGCTGAAGAAGGTCCAACTGGACGTGCTGATCAAGCACGGCCGCACCGGCCGTCCCGGCCGGAAATGCGCACTGGCGCGGCGGATATGGGACCGCGCAATCGATATTCTTGAAGATGAGATGAAGCAGACTGTCTTTCCGCCTCCCCAGCCGCTCGATCGGCCGGCGCTGCCGTGGTTCTATGGGGTTGGTGGCACTCCGTTCGTAGACGCCGCCAACGCTTGGTGGTGGGCGCTGGATTGCCTTGACGCGCGGGCGGAGGGTGCTCGCGGCACATCCAGTCTGCGCAAGGGTCGGCCATGCGAGCCGGATGACGTGGTAAACGCGTTAAGGCGCCTCGACCTGCCAGCGCCGCACGCGCGCGTGGTGGTGGCGTGGGGCAAGCAGCGGACGGAACCACCTGCAGGAAGCGAGGCCCGCCGGCGGTGGGATGAGGTGATGGCGCGGCTGACGGTGGTGCTCCGGGTCAAGGGGATCGTGCGCCAATCCGAGGAAGTTCGGCGGGCGGCGCGGACGCTGGAACTGATGGATGTTCCGCTGACGGGGCTGCGGCCTCTCGATTGCGTGCCCGCCCGCCCAGATGACAGTGCCGGGCACCCGGGCAAGCGCCGGGCCGATGGGCTCGATGCCGCGCTGGAGAAGTTGGGGGCGGCGGTGGCGGATCGCGTGGCGGTGGGCGCGTGACTGGCGTTTGTGCGCCCGAGGGCAGTGCCGATTTTTGGCCTGGCGAGGCGTGGTTCCGGGTCGAGTGGACCGGAGCCGAAGGCCCGCTGTTCAGCCATGACCTACCTCAGCGCGATGCGCTGGTCATGGCTGAGACACTGCGCCGCGCGGGACGGCGGGATGCGGTGGTGCATGACCTGCGCGAGCTGATGGCCGAAGTGGCGGGGTAAGCCAGGGGGCGCGGTGGTTTGCGGACCAAGCTGGTGAGTTTGCGGGCAGGCCAGCCGGGCTATCGTGGTTCGGCTGGCAGGGGGCGGATGGAGACATGCCGTTTCGTCCGCCCGTGCATCAGCCACCGCATGGTGGCGCCGCCGCCAACCGGCAGGCACATGATCGCTGGCGCGGATCGGCGGCGTCGCGTGGCTACGACGCCGCATGGAGACGGTTCCGGATCGGATTCCTGAAGGCGAACCCGCTCTGTGCGGACTGTCTGCGCGCCGGGATTCTGACGCCGGCGACCGAGGTGCATCACGTCCGCAAGCTGCGCGGTCATCCGGAATTTCGATTGTTCGCCTCGCATGTCGAGGCGCTTTGCAAACGCTGTCATTCAACCCGAACGGCGAACGGCGAGTAGCGGGCAACAGCAAGGCCGCCGAATTACCCGATCGGTGTGACGGGCTACGCCCAGGAAATCTGGACCGTCGCGCCTATTCGTTCGAGTGCGATTCGGGTTCGGCCGATGAGCGCGGCATGGCAGGGAAACAACAGGCCCTCACGGTCGGGGCGGCTGCCGCTGTAGCTCTCGGACGTCCGGTAGCGCACCAGGGCAACCGTGTCGGACGTGCCGTGGCTGGTCCGCACGTCCTCGTAGAGTTCGATCGTCTCGATCACGCTGCGCTCGATCTGGGCGTCGAGGCGGCGGATTTCGTCGGCCACGCCAGCCGGTATTCCGTTCCGGCCCTCTTCCCAGTGCTGGACGGTGCGCAGTGCGACGTTGTGATAGGAGGCGGCGGCCTGCTGGGACAGGCCGCACGCCTCGCGGATGGTCTTGTATTCGGCGGAGGTCACCTGCCGACCCCAAGCGCGTGCAGGATCTCCGGCAGGCGCGCGACCACGGCGGCGATAATGGCACCCAGCACGGTGACGGGCACGATCCACCTTTCGCGGTTGAACTTTCGGCCCTCGGCCAGCAGCTTCTGCGTTTCGGCTATATTCCGGTCGATGCGGACGATTTGCTCGCGGATGTCGAGTTGCGGTGCGGCGTCGCTCATAGGCGTCCTCCGCGAGAAACCGCCTGCTTTAGCTGGTGGAGGGATAGCGCAGGGCGCGAAGCACTCTTGATGGGTGCCTCCTTGAGGCTCGCAGCGGGCCAGTCCCGCCGCTATGTGCGTAATTTACGCACATTTGATGGAATTGTCAACCCCTATTTTGGTTGCGGTCGTATGCGGACTGTCTGCGCGTCGGGATTCTGACGCCGGCGACCGAGGTGCATCACGTCCGCAAGCTGCGCGATCACCCGGAATTTCGATTGTTCGCCTCGCATGTCGAGGCGCTTTGCAAACGCTGTCATTCAACCCGAACGGCGAGTAGCGGGTAAAAGCAAGCCCGTCGCATTACCCGGCCGGCCTTTGAATTGACCGGCCGGAGTCTGACACAAGCATGGGCTTCTGGTCACGGATTGCCGATTTCGCCCGGCGCCGCTCCGGCGAAGGCGACGACCGGATCTGGGGCGAGTGGGGCGACGGCGGCGTGTCGGCCGCCGGGGTTCCGGTCAACTCTGCCACCGCGATGCGCCACGTGGCCGTCATGGCGTGCGTGTCGATCCTGGCCGCGGACGTGGCGAAGATTCCGCTCGGCGTTTACCGGCGCCTGCCGAACGGCGGCAAGGAAGTCGCAAAAGATCACTTCCTGAACCGCCTACTGCGCGACCCGAACGACTGGCAAACGGGTTTCGAGTTCAAGGAGATGCTCCAGGCCTCGCTGGTGCTGCGAGGCAACGGCTACGGGGTGACCGTCCGGAACGGCAGGGGCATGCCGCTGTTCATGGTGCCGGTGCATCCCGACCGGGTCGGGCTGTTCGAGGCGCCGTCGGGCGAGTACTTTTATGCGGTCACGCGCAACGGGTTGCATGAGATGGCGATGCTACGTGAGCAGCCGCTGCTGATCCCGTCGCGCGATATGTTCCACCTGCGCTGGCTGCCGCAGTGGAACTCGCTGCTGGGATCGTCGCGGCTGAGCATGGTGCGGCAGTCGATCGGGATCGGGATCGGGTTGGAGGAGCACCAGGCCCGGTTCATCGGCCAGGGTGCGCGCACCGGCGGCGTGCTCGCCACCGACCAGAAATTCGCCAGCAAGGAAGTCCGCGAACAGCTTCGCGAGGAATGGCAGCGGTTGCAGGGCGGTCCACGCAACAGCGGCGCGACGGCGATCCTGGAGCAGGGGCTGAAATGGCAGCCGCTGGGACTGACGATGGTGGACAGCCAGTTCATCGAATCCCGGAATTTCCAGATTCGCGACGTGGCGCGCGCGTTCGACGTGCCGCCCTACAAGCTGGCCATCGAGGGCGAGAATGAAGGCCCGGCGATGGTGCAGATGGGCCAACAGTACCTCAATGGTCCGATCAGCGGCTACTGCGAGCGGTGGAAGGCCAAGGGGGAGAAGTTTTTCGGCCTCGATGGCGACGATCTCTTTCTCGACTGGGATTACGGGCACTTTCTGAAGGCGGACCTGCTGTCGCGGTTCACGGCGTACCGGCAAGCGGTCGGCGGTCCGTGGATGGAAATCAACGAAGCGCGCCGGGCTGAAGGGATGTCGGAGGTTCCGCATGGCGACGTCGTGCTTCAGGCCACGAACATGGCGCCGCTCGGATGGGTGCCGTCCGGACTTGGCGGAACTGGTGGTCCGGGCAGCAATCAGACGGGCGTCCCGGGCCAAGGCGGCGATGGTGATCCGAACCGTAACCCGGCGGACGACCCGGCGCCCGGCGTATAGCCGCTCGCCGGGGTGATCAGATTACGAAGGGGTATCCGAATCTGCCTGCGACGATGCTGAAAAGGAGCGCCTATTCGCTTCCATCAAGCCCAGCAGCGCGCGCATTTCGCCGGCTGGTCTGCGTCATCCCAAGGCTGGCGATCCGGGCGCGCAGTTCGCTGTATTGGCCGTCCATTTTTTACCTCGCTCTCCAACCGTTGCAGGGGTATTTCGGAAGGCGAGGGCCTTTCGACCCTCGCCCTCCGGCTGGTTAGAAGCGGATCGCGATTGAACCCTTGATCCGCCTCTTTCCCCACCGGAACGATGACACTCAGTCGCAGTCGGCGTCTTCGTCGTCGGCAGCGAGAATCGTCTGGGCCCAGCGCCGGGCGGCTTCAGCGTCCGGTGGCGGAATTGAAACCAGGCCTTCGGCGATCGCCTCGGCCTGAGCGCTGAACGCCACGGCGGTCACCATCACCACGGCTTCGGTGCCGTCTTCGGCGGTGCCTTGCCACATCCGCACCATCACATCGCCGGCCGCGAAGAAATGTTCGGTTGGTTCGATCGTCAGTTTCAACGGGAGCATCCTTCATTCCATGACGCACCATCGGCTTTACCGCAACGATGTGCGGAGCTTTCGCTGAATGATTAGCGCCTCGAGTCTCTACGTGTTCACCGCGCGGTCGAATCCTGTTGGCTGGAATGTGCCACATGCGCATTGGCGCCGTTTCGCGAAGGCCATGCTCGACGCCGGCGTGCATCTGACTGTGGTCGAGTGCGCCTATGGCGAGGAAGACTTTCGCTGCGCCGATGATGGCGCGCGCCATATCGGCGTGCGGGCCAAGACCAGGGGCTGGATCAAGGAGAACCTGCTGAACCTCGGGATCCAGCGCACGCCGGAGGCGGACTACATCGCCTGGATCGACGCCGACGTGATTTTCCGCCGCGCTGACTGGGCCGAGGCGACGGTGCGGGCCCTGCAGCACTATGACATAGTGCAGCCGTGGAGCGACGCCTACGATCTGGGCCCGAACGGCGAGCACATGGCGGTCCATCGGTCTTTCTGCCGGCAGCTTTTTCACCGCGAGCCGGTGGTGCCAACCGCGCCGGACTTCTGGGCCACCTATACCTATCCGCATTGCCTACCGGGCGACAGTGTCGTGGTTCCTGGCGGTGAGATCATTGCGGCGAGTCGCCGGCCATACGAAGGCGATCTCGTCGTCATCCGCACGGCCAGCGGCGAGGAGTTGTCCTGTTCGCCCAATCACCCGGTATTTTCTGGCGCCGGATGGGTCCGCGCCGATCGCCTCAAGGTGGGCGATAATGTTCTGCGCCATATCCGTGGGAATGGGATGCTGGGCAAGCCAGACGAAAAGCATGTGCCAGCCCGCATTGAGGATATAGTTCGTGCGTGCGGCGAACGTACCGGCGCAAACAGATTTACATGTCTTCTGCCGGACGATCTCGACAATCACCGATCCAACAGCAAAGTCGCCGAGGTATGGGCCGATCGCGGTCTGCCGGCGGAAAGTCACCCCGGCAGCGGTAAATCGCGCGGCGATCTCCGCTTCGGTGGGATTGGACAATTGGCCGCCGGTGGCTTCGACCGTCTTGGCGCGCTTGATCTTTTTGGCGAGACTTTCGGTTTTCCCGCGGCGCCCGATGGGGCCGCCCGCGCGGCCGGAACTGCGGCGGTGTTCAGACGTGGTTTTGCTCATCATGCCAGCACTGATCGCCATGCCGATTTGCTGACGGCGTTCAGCGCCGATGCGCTCCCACGCTTTACGCCGGCGGAGGGCAGCAACCTCTCCGGAAGTTCTGGTTTGGGCGTGGGCCGCGCGGATATCGGCAGCGACGCGGGCAGCGATGACCTGGCGCGCATACCGTTCGTTCATGCCGACAATCCTGGCGCACTCCGGCGCGCTCTTGCCGGACAAATAGAGCCGGATCAGATCGTCTATGTTGGCCGCCGTGAATTTTCGGGTCATCTCTACGACCTGCAAACCGAGAACGGCTATATCATCGCCGATGGGATTCTCACGCACAATAGCGGCTACGCCTGGGCAATCACCCGCGACGCCTACGACCGGATCGGCGGACTGTTCGAACTGGGCGGCATGGGTTCGGGCGACCATCATATGGCGCTGGCGCTGATCGGCCACGCCGACGCATCGATGCCGGGCGGGACCGGGGACGCCTACCGTGCCGAGGTGAAGCGGTGGGAAGCGCGTGCGGTGCGGCACATCAACGGCAACATCGGCTACGTGCCGGGAACGATCGAGCATCTGTTCCACGGCCGCAAGATCGACCGGGCCTATGAAACGCGCTGGCAGATGTTCGTCCAGCATGGCTTCGATCCGCTCGACGATCTCAAGCGCAACAGCCACGGGGTTTTTGAGTTCGCCCAAAACAAGCCGGAGCTGCGGCACGATTTCGATCTGTATCTGCATGCCCGGAACGAGGACATCAACGCCCTGGATTGAGGCGTGCCGGACCTGGCACACGTTCTGGTTGCTGCTGCTGAAACGTTCGCGGTATTGGACGGCGCCGCGGAGAGCGCGGCGCTCAGCGGAGGACAGTCGTCGTGCCACACTCACCGGCGGATATCATCGCGCATATGCATCACGTGGCCGGGCAACCGGACCATGCTGCCAAGAAGGAAGCCCTGTTTGACACGATCCACAACATGATCGTGGAGAGTGTCGTTGAATGTAAGTCGCTTGGCGCGACGGACGCGATGATGGTGCCGTTCACCGAGACCATCGCGCACTTCGAGTCGATGCGCTCACAACTCGTCGCCATCGACCTCACGTAGGCTCGAGCCCTCTGGCGGCGATCGGGAAATCGCCCGGTCGCCGCGCTCCAGGGGAAGGGGGTGTTCGTTCCGACCTCGAAACCGCGCGGGACCGTGTCGGGGTGAAACGCGATCAGGCGCGGAATTGGGTGGGGGGGGTAGCAGCAGCCGGTAAGTCCGGC